GCCCATCAAAACTCTTAAACTTTGTAAACTTGATAAGGACTTGTTTAGTTTGTCTGTTTAGCGTAGGCAAAGAGAAGATTTAAGTAGACATGGGTGGACTCTTTTAGCACTTCAAAGTTAATCAAAGGCGAGTAGGAACTTTGAAGTGCTAAAATGGGGTGGTCACATTTTACTAGAACTTGTTAGTTTATATAGTCTTGGGAAGGACTCCCAAGTTCTAGGGGGAGGCAGGAGACCACCCCAGTCCACCCATGTATCTATAGCATACTCATACAAAATCTAGCAGTTTCTCCGTCAACCAGATTTGCCCGTAAGTAGTTTACACTAACTTCAAAGGGGCTAGTTATTTTTAATCGGTATGGATAGTTTTTGGGTGGGTGTTTTTGAGGTAAGTAGAACTACTTAGTTGCCCTCAGTAGTAGCTATATGCACCCGGGGGGAGCACTAAAGTTATTATAGTGTTGGATTTTGATTTTGTCAAGAGGGTTGACAAATTTATTTCCGAAGTATATACTAAGCCTATGGCAATGTTACCAACTCAGTCTAATCAGACCCAAAGAAAGCTTACAGAAAAGCAGCAATCCTTTTTGGAACACCTTGTTGAAACGCAAGGAGATGCTAAAAAGGCTGCTGAGTTAGCAGGTTATACAAGTCATTATCATCATGTGGTTAAAACCCTCAAGAATGAAATACTTGAACTAACTCAGGAAATCTTGGCAAACTCTGCACCTAAAGCAGCATTTAAGCTTGTCGAGATTATGGAGTCTAATAGACCTATAGTACAAGCTAATAATAAACTATCAGCAGCTCAAACGCTGTTGGATAGGGTTGGAGTTAGTAAAATAGATAAGTTAGACGTTAATCACAACTTAAACAGTGGTATCTTTGTCATGCCTGATAAAGCCCCACTGGATTTACCAGAGGAAGATTATGAAGATATTTCTGACAGAGATTGAAGAAAAAGGCAAAAAGTATGCAGGACCTAATATAGTTGCAGAAAACTTAGCAGAAGCTGAGGAAGCAGCTAAAGCAAATAACTTAAAAGTAGTAGGGGAGTTTGTTGAGTTGGTTGTTGGTAGTGGGTTAATGCATTATTTAGAAGAAGAAATACACAACAAGGATAGGGTGTTACACTAATGGCAGTAAAGAAAAAAAAGAAAAGTACAGTAAACAAAGCAGGTAACTATACAAAACCTACTATGCGTAAAAGATTATTTAATAAAATCAAAGCCGGTAGCAAAGGTGGTCGAGCAGGACAATGGTCCGCACGAAAAGCTCAAATGTTAGCAAAACAATATAAAGCTGCCGGTGGCGGTTATAAATAATGAGTCGCCCTCAACAAACACAACAAGTAAATTTTGTTGACTTAGCAGAACTAATTAGGCAACAACAGCTACAATGCAATGGCTAGAAAACGTAAAGACCCTAAAGTAGGTACAGGTAAAAAGCCTAAAGGCTCTGGCAGACGTTTATATACTGACGAGAATCCTAAAGATACTGTTAGTATTAAGTTTGCTACTCCAGCAGATGCTAGAGCAACAGTAGCTAAAGTAAAAAGAATTAAAAAACCTTTTGCTCGTAAGATACAGATATTGACTGTTTTAGAACAACGAGCTAAAGTATCTGGTAAAACTCAACAAGCAGCTATAGCCAAACGAGGCAAAGAAGCAATTAGGAAAAAACATGGCACTAAAAAAGTCACAAAGAAGTCTTAGAGCTTGGACTAAACAGAAATGGCGAACTAAGTCAGGTAAAAAGTCTTCAGAGACTGGAGAACGCTATTTACCTGAAGCAGCTATTAAAAGCCTTACTCCGCAGGAGTACGCTGCGACTTCTCGAAAAAAACGCAAAGATACCAAAAAAGGTAAACAATTTTCTAAACAACCTAAACGAGTTGCTAAAAAAGTACGTAAATATAGGAAAGTATCATGAGTAAAAAGAAAGACCCAAGACTTGCCAGAGCTGGAGTTTCAGGTTATAATAAACCTAAACGAACTCCGGGGCATAAAACTAAATCACATATAGTTGTTGCTAAGGAAGGCGATAAAATAAAAACTATTCGTTTTGGACAACAAGGTAAAAAAGTTGGTACAGTAAGTGGTACAGCAGGTAAACCTAAAGCAGGAGAGTCTGCAAGAATGAAAGCTAAACGTAGAAGTTTTAAAGCTAGACATGCTAAAAATATTAAAAAAGGAAAGATGTCAGCAGCATATTGGGCTGACAAAGTAAAATGGTAAAATTAACAGAAAAAGAAATACAGCTTATAAATAATATATTATCTGAAGACTAATATGCCTTACGCAGGACATTTTAAAGTAAAATCAGCAGCTAAACGTAATCGTATGGCTCGTAATAAAGCTCGAGGTCAAGTAGTTAGTGATAAACAGATTGCTGATAACTGGGATAAAATTTTTAATAAAACTAAAACACAGGAGCAAAAATGATAGATGTAGATTTAGTCATTATTGTATTAATAATATTAGGAGTTGGTATTTTTGCTATTAAAGCTAAATACCCACAAAAATATGAACAAGTTAAAGAAATTTTACAGGACTACTGGGAAAATCTTAAAACTTATTTTGATAAATAATTGTAATGGATATATTACCTGACGGTTATATTCGTAAAAAATCCTCAACCATACCTTTTGGGTATGAAGAGGATGGTATGATTGAAGGCTATTTAAAACCTATTCCTCAACAATTATCAGTACTAAAAGAAGTAGCTGAAGCTGTATTTCATGGTGAAATTAGTTTAGGTATTGGAGTTGATTGGTTAGAAGCTGAAACAGGTAAGAAACTTTCTCGTATGGGTTTAAAAAAATATGTAGATAAGAAGTATGGAAGATTGGGAAAAAAATCCTGAAAAGTACTTGACAAACCCTGATGGGAGCTATATACTTAACAAAGACGGTACTCCACGCAAAAAGGGGGGTAGACCTAAAAACTCAGAACTATCTGATATTCAATTAGCTTTAAGAGCTAAAAAGAAATTAGATAGAAAAAGTACTAAAGTAAAAAAGCTAACTAGAAGTTTAGCAAAAGTAAAAAAAGAAGTAGAAGCAGAAACTAAAGCTTTAACTTCTAATGTTCTAACAAAAGAAGAAACAAAAGTTCTTCCAGATGAATTACAAGAACATTTAGATACTACTGGGTCTCATGTGGCATTTATGCCGAATGATGGACCACAGACAGATTTTTTAGCTGCAGCCGAAAAGGATGTACTTTATGGTGGAGCAGCAGGTGGTGGTAAAAGCTTTGCAATGCTTATTGACCCACTAAGGTATTGTGATAAGTCAGCTCATCGAGCTTTAATACTTAGAAGGTCAATGCCAGAGCTCAGAGAGCTTATAGATAAATCTAGGGAATTGTACCCAAAAGCATTTCCCGGAGCTAAGTTTAGAGAAGTAGAAAAGTTATGGAACTTTCCTTCAGGAGCTAAAATAGAATTTGGATTTTTGGAACGAGATGCAGATGTGTATCGTTATCAAGGACAAGCCTATAGTTGGATTGGTTTTGATGAAATAACACATTTACCAACAGAGTTTGGTTGGAACTATCTAGCATCTAGGTTAAGAACAACCGACCCAGCACTGCCAACGTATTTACGTTGCACGGCTAACCCCGGAGGAGTTGGTGCACATTGGGTTAAAAAAAGGTATGTTGAACCTTCAGACCACAATAAAACATTTATTGGTAATGATGGTTTAACTAGAAAGTTTATTCCAGCAAGATTACAGGATAATCCTTTTCTTGCAGAAGACGGAGAGTATGAAAGAATGTTACTCTCGTTACCAGCAGTACAGCGAAAGCAACTGCTAGAGGGTAACTGGGATATTAGTGAAGGTGCAGCCTTTGCTGAGTTTGACCCTAACATTCATGTTATACCTCCTTTTGATATTCCTACATGGTGGGAAAGAACAAAAGGAATTGACTACGGTTATGCTTCGGAAAGTTGTTGCCTTTGGGCAGCAGTAGACCCAGAAGATAAAACGATTATAGTTTATCGAGAACTA